ATGGCTGACGTCAAGATTTCCGCCCTTCCTGCCGCAACCACGCCGCTTAGCGGCGCTGAAATCTTGCCGATTGTACAGGGCGGCGTGACCACTCAGGTTTCGGTTAGTAACTTAACGGCAGCGCGCACGGTCGCGGCCTCTACGATTAACGTAGATGCTAACACATCCACAGATGCTGTCCGCATCACGCAGACGGGCGCGGGCAATGCGCTCGTGGTTGAGGACAGTGCAAACCCGGATAGCACGCCGTTTGTTGTGACAACCTTAGGCAGAGTTGGCGTTGGCACCCCTTCTCCTATTGCCATTCTCCAGTCCACGATCAGCGACGGAGCCTTCGGGTTCTTCGTGACTGGCGCAACGCGGGCCGTGCGTTTCGTTCCCAGTTCTACTGCGATGAGCATCGAAGGGATCGACAACACCGGGTCTGCGTCGTTCCAACCTCTTATTATCGGTGGCTCTGACCTTCGATTTGCCACCAACAACAACGAGCGTATGCGCATAGACGCCTCCGGCAACGTGGGCATCGGAACGTTGTCGCCTGCCAGCCCCCTCTCAGTTGTTTCCGCAGTAAACGGTGTTGCTCGTTTCCAAGGCGGGGCCGCAACCTTTGTTGACGTTACGGATGGGACCGGAACTTTTCGTATGCAATCTACTTCGGCCGGCGCTTTTATTGGAGCCGTCACTGCCGTTCCCTTGGTATTTAATACGACCAACTCGGAGCGTATGCGCATCGATACTTCTGGCAATATGCTCCTTGGTATTGCTGCGTCACCGACTACAGCAACGCAGACGTTTACAATTGAAACCGGTACCGCCCCAACGGCAACGCCTGCTGATACAATCAGCATCTACTCGACTGATCTTTCTGCGGGTAATACGATCCTGTCCCTTTACACGGAAGGAACGCCAGTCAACGCTAACACTAGTGCTACACCAACGAATCGCATCGCGGTGCGGATCAACGGCACGGTGTACTATCTTCTGGCAAGCACATCAGCTTAAAAGAGGAGAATACCATGGGTATCGCATATTCTTGGACGTTCCCGCAGTTCGACGTTGCCCCGTCTGAGGACGGACTGAGCGAAGTCGTGAAGACGATCTACTGGCGTCTTGACGCCATTGACGCGGGCATCACCGCTGGCGCGTATGGCTCGGTTGCTCTTGGTCAGCCAGATCCGGCGCATTTCACCCCCTACGCCGACATCACGGAGCAGTGGGCTATCGATCAGACTTCGCCCCTGATCGATCTTCCTGCGGTTGAGGCTGCCCTTGCTGGCGAGATCGCGAAGAAGAAGAACCCTCCCGTGGTTCCGATGACGCCTCCGTTTGCCTAAGCGTTCTGGTGCGTCCTCTGTTTGACAGCGGCCAGCACTCAGTTGTAACGTAATATCTAACCGTACTGATGCGGCTCATCAGGCCCGAAAGGATACCCAGACTATGAGCGATGAAGCGGTTACACCCGCGCCGGAACCGGAAGCTACGGCAGCCCCCGTTCCTGAAGCTACTATGCCGGAAGGACAGCCGACCGAAACGTCCAAGACTTTTTCTCAGGAGGAGCTTGACGCGATTGTCGGAAAGCGCCTCGCAAGAGAACAGCGTAAGTGGGAACGCGAGCAAGCTCAACGGTTTGCAGAGTTGGAAGCCAAGCGCACGCCCTCTGCACCGCCGCCTGCTGCCGACGATTTTGAGAGCGCCCAGGCTTACGCCGAAGCGCTGGCGGAACGTAAGGCACAGGAGCTTATTGCCCAGCGGGAAACCGCGAAGCAACACGCTCAGTTTCTTGAGGCCTATCACGAACGTGAGGAGGACGCGCGGTCCAAGTACGACGACTTTGAACAGGTCGCGTACAACCCGCAGCTTCCCGTCACTGACGTGATGGCGCAGTCGATCCAAGCGTCCGACATCGGTCCCGACGTCATCTACTGGCTCGGATCAAACCCGAAAGAGGCCGCTCGTATCGCCACTTTGCCGTCCATCTTGCAGGCAAAAGAGATCGGAAAGATTGAGGCGAAAATCGCCGCAAACCCACCGGTCAAAAAGACTTCAACTGCTCCGGCCCCTATTGCGCCCGTTGCCGCTCGCGTTAACACCGGTTCGCCGGCTTACGACACCACCGACCCCCGCTCCATCAAAGCGATGAGCACGTCGGAATGGATCGAAGCAGAGCGTCAGCGTCAAATTAGGAAGCTGGAAGCTCAACGTCGCTAAAGGTGTAACCAAATGGCTAACTCGCTTCTTACTATTGACATGATTACGCGCAAGGCGCTTGAGATCCTCGAGAACAACCTTGTGCTGACCCGCACCGTGAACCGTCAGTACGACGACAGCTTCGCGGTTGAAGGGGCCAAGATCGGCTCCACCCTGCGCATCCGTCTTCCCGACCGCGCTCTGGTCACGGACGGCGCTGCCCTTCAGGTGCAGGACGACAACGAGCAGTTCACCACGCTCGCCGTCGCTTCGCAGAAGCACATCGGCGTCAACTTCACGACCGCCGAACTTACCATGCAGCTCGACGACTTCGCTGAGCGCGTGCTGAAGCCTCGTATCTCGCAGCTCGCTTCGTCCATCGACGCGGACGTCGCCAACTCGTTCAAGTCGATCTATAACTCGGTCGGCACGCCCGGCACGACGCCGGCGACTTCGCTTGTACTCCTTCAGGCGCAGCAGAAGCTGAACGAGAACGCTGCTGTCATGGCCCCGCGCTATGCGACGGTTAACCCCGCCGCCAACGCTGCGCTCGTGGAAGGCATGAAGGGCCTCTTCAACCCGACCGACACTATCAGCCGCCAGTTCAAGAACGGCCTGATGGGAACGGGAGTGCTGGGCTATGAAGAGATCAGCATGTCGCAGTCGATCAAGCAGTTCTCGACCGGCACGTTCTCCCGTACCGCGTCCACGACTGTCGGAACCACTGTCACGGCTCAGGGCGCAACGACTGTCGTCCTGTCTCAGGGCTCGGCCACCACGACCCTCAAGGTTGGTGACGTGTTCACCATCGGCAGCGTGTTCGCCGTCAACCCGCAGACCCGCGAGTCCACCGGCTCGCTCCAGCAGTTCGTGGTTACGGAAGACACCGCTGGTGTCGCCGGCACGTTCACGGTCAAGGTCAGCCCGGCCATCTACACGCCCGCGAACGCTCTGGCAACGGTGGACAGCTTCCCGCAGTCCGGCGCTGTCGTTACGTTCCTCGGCTCCGCCTCGACGCAGTACCCGCAGAACCTTGTCTACCACAAGGATGCGATCACCTTTGCCACCGCCGACCTTCTGCTCCCGCAGGGCGTCGATATGGCGTCGCGTCAGGTCCACAACGGCGTTTCGCTGCGTGTCGTGCGCCAGTACGACATCAACAACGACCGTATGCCTTGCCGTATTGACGTCCTCTACGGCTTCGGCGTGATCCGCCCGCAGATGGCTTGCCGCATCTGGGGTTAACTCTCATAAAGCCTCCGGCTAACGCCGGAGGCTCTTCTCTTGCAAAAGGATCGCAACTATGGTTCTCCCCAATGGTGCTGGCGGCTATCAGCTCGGTGATGGCAACGTCAACGACCCCTTCATCGACCTGACCGCTGATCCGGTGGCTATTGCTACCGGCGCTACTCTGACGGCAGCCCAGGTTCTCAACGGCCTGATCTTCGTCAACAACGGCGCGACCACCTCGCAGACCTACACTCTCCCGACCGTGGCGCTGCTTGAGGCCGATCTGATCAACTCGGATCGTATCGGCACGACCTTTACGTTCCGCGTTGTCAACCTCGGCACCTCTTCGGGCACCGCGGTTATCTCCGCTGGCACGGGCTGGACGGTTTCCGGCTCGCTCACCATGACCATCCCGGTCACGACCGGCGCGATGATGATCGCCCGCAAGTCCGGCGATGGCGCGTGGACGCTCTATCGCGTGGCGTAAGCCGAGATCGGCGGCCTACGGGCCGCCTTTTTCTTTCAGGGTAAAACATGATATATCTTCGACACCCGGTTCACGGCGCAAAAGTCGCTACCATGGAAATGGAGGCGGCCTACGACGAGCAACACGGATGGGTACGCTTTGATCCCGAGACGCCCTCGGCCCCTGCGGCGGCAGACGTTAACGGTCTGGTTTCACGACGCCGTGGGCGACCGCCTCGGCAGCAGCAGGAACAGGTAACCGATGACGACAGCGGGCGAGCAGATTAACGGCGCACTGCGTCTTCTGGGAGTTCTTGCTGAAGGCGAGACGCCTTCGGCTGAGACGTCGCAAGACGCGTTGTCGGCTATGAACCAAATGATTGACAGTTGGAATACGGAGCGCCTCTCCGTCTATGCGACGCAGGATCAGGTGCTGACGTGGCCGACCAACCAGCGCGTGCGCACGCTCGGGCCGACCGGCAATTTGGTCGGCAACCGACCCGTCCTGGTGGACGACAGCACCTTCTTCCGCGATCCGTTGACCAACGTGTCTTACGGCATCAAGCTGATCAACCAGCAGCAGTACAACGGTATTGCGGTTAAGACCGTCACCAGCACCTATCCGCAGGTCATGTTCGTCAACATGACGTACCCAGACATTGAGCTGTACGTCTATCCGGTGCCGTTCCGCGATCTAGAGTTTCACTTCATCTCCGTCGAGGAGCTAACCCAGCCCGCCAATTTGGCGACGACGCTGGCGTTTCCGCCGGGCTATCTGCGGGCGTTCCGATACAACTTGGCGTGCGAAATGGCTCCTGAGTTTGGCGTCGAACCGCCACCGCAGGTACTGCGCATCGCGATGTCATCCAAGCGCAACATCAAGCGCATCAATAACCCCGACGACATTATGGCGATCCCGTACAGCATCACAGGTACTCGCCAGCGTTACAATGTTTACGCGGGTAATTACTAATGAAAACGCCTATTCTAGGGTCGGCCTATGTTACCCGCAGCCCCAACGCTGCGGACAACAGAATGATTAATCTTTACCCGGAAATTGTCCCTGAAGGGGGTAAAGAACCCGCATTTTTACGTCGGTCGCCCGGTTTGCGTCTGCTCGCCTACGTCGGCAACGGCCCCATTCGAGGGCTGTGGACGTTCAGTAACTACGCCTACGCGGTGTCGGGCAGTAAATTCTACAAGATCGACGACGCTTGGATTGTGACCGAAAAAGGCACTGTTGCCGGGTCTAACCCCGTATCCATGGTTGATAACGGCACGCAGCTGTTCATTGCGGCGGGCGCGACCGGCTACATCTACAACGCCAACACGGACGTGTTTGCGCAGATTACTGACCCGGACTTCCCCGGCGCGACAACGGTTGGCTTCATCGACGGCTACTTCGTCTTTAACGAACCCAACAGTCAGAAGTTCTGGGTGACTGCCCTGCTCGACGGCACGTCGGTCGATCCGTTAGATTTTGCCAGCGCCGAGGGCTCGCCGGACGATCTTGTGTCGTTAATCGTCGATCACCGCGAAATTTGGCTGTTCGGCCAGACCAGCGTCGAAGTGTGGTACAACGCCGGGCTGCCGGACTTCCCGCTGTCGCGCATCCAAGGCGCGTTCAACGAAATTGGCTGCGTTGCGCCGTTCTCCGTCGCCAAACTGGACAACGGCGTATTCTGGCTGGGCGCGGACGCTCGTGGGCGCGGTATCGTCTACCGTTCCGAGGGCTACAACGGCAAGCGGATCTCCACTCACTCGGTCGAGTGGCAGATCCAGCAGTACGTCGATATTTCGGACGCGACCGCCTACACCTACCAGCAGGACGGTCACTCGTTCTATGTTCTGAACTTTCCAACTGCCGACATCACTTGGGTCTACGACGTCGCGACGCAGGCGTGGCACCAGCGCGCCGGGTGGCTGAACAACCAGTTTACCCGCCACCGCGGCAACAACCAGATGTCGTTCAACGGCGAGATCGTCATCGGAGACTACCTCGCGGGCGCGATCTACGCCTACGACCCCATGGTCTACACCGAAGCCGGGTCAGTCCAAAAATGGCTGCGCTCGTGGCGCGCGTTGCCGACCGGCCAGAACAACCTGACCCGCACGGCGCAGCACAGCCTTCAGTTGGATTGTGAGAGCGGCGTTGGGTTAGACGGCTACGATTTTTACGATCGTATTGCCTTGGCGGCTGAAAACAACGACCTTTTAGTCACTGAAAACAACGACAACATTTTAGTGTCCTTCCTTGCCACGCAAGGGGCCGACCCGCAGGTTATGCTGCGCTGGTCCGATGATGGCGGTCACAACTGGTCCAACGAACACTGGAAGTCGATTGGCCGAATAGGTCAAACCGGCACTCGCGTCTTTTGGCGGCGGCTCGGCATGACTATGAAGCTGCGCGACCGCGTGTATGAGGTATCCGGCACTGACCCCGTGTCCATCACCATCATGGGCGCAGAACTGATCGCGAG